AAGACCTGGGATCCGCAGTGGTGGAGCTTCACCATGTGAACCTTGGCGGATACAACATCAACAACCCTGCCCCATTGCATGCCATCAAGGGCCAGATCACGGAGCTACCGGCATTGATTCTCACTGTCGCGAAAGCGGATCGACGGATGCATGTGTGTCCGGTGAAGAACAGGCATGGGCAATCGGATTACTCGGGAGGCAAGTACGTGACATTGGACTTCCAGGAGGAGTGTGGGCGAATCACTGACATCGTTCATACGCCTATCCCCGTTCCGGCTCACGTGCCGGATTGGATGTATCAGGTAGCTGATGCCTGATGTGCCAGGTCGATTGCTTCGGATGTCAGATCTGCATCGAGCACATGCTTGAAGACCAATACGGCCCGGAGTGGTGGGATGCCATTGAAGATGCTGGGGAGAAGGGTCCACGAAAAGACCTGGTGCAACTGTTGCAAGTCGAAGAGGTCAGTCAAGCGCCAGGAGAGCCACCAATGGAGTAAAGAGATGATCGATGGGCTATGCACTGAATGCGGGCTGTTCTCCGCAGAGGAGTGCGTCAAACGCGGGAAGTTCTCTTTCTGCGATTGCGAAGAGGAGATCCAGAGTGAGTAAGACGATCCGATGCAAGTGCGGCCGAAGGCTGACCGTCAACCATCGAAGCCACAAGCCAACATGCACATGCGGAAGGGTCATCCCAGCGGTTGACCTCACTGCCCTATGGACGTCCACCTATGACGCATCCAGCTATGACAGTGGGTGCGACTCCGGAGGATCCTACGATGGGGGGTCGTGCTCCGCATGAAGAAGTTCAATGGAGGAAACGTCTGCTTCATCTGTGATGGATGCAGAGTCATCACTGGTTACGAGTCACTCGGTGCAAAGGATGAACCATGCTCCGAATGCACTGGTAAAGGACCATTCAAGTCTACGCTCGACAGGATTCGGGCGATGTTCTCGGGGGATCAATAGAGCATGGATCCCAACGACCTAAAGCGCTACTTCGAGAAGTGGAAAGAGACTCTCGATTTCGCTTACGAGTACTTCACCAAACAGTCTGAGAGCTACGCAGCTCAGCACATCAATAAGAAGGTGATGTACTCGCCGATCTGTAATCGAATCTCCGAGATGATTGACGACATTCGGATCGTAGAGAACAGCATCGGATGACCGATGATGGAGTCTGCGAAGAGTGCGGACTCTTCTCAATGGAAGAATGCATCAAGAGAGCGAAGTTCTCTTACTGCGCATGCGAGGAAGAGGGAATCGAATGATCTGCACTCACTGTGCCACTGGTCATCCTGAACTCTGCAAGGGCAAGAAGCATAAGACCTGGTGTGACAACCAGCATCGAGAGGGAGAGCAATGAGTGACACTCTGAACATGGTCGATCGTCTCACTGCGGTCATGCGTGGAATGGAGAAGGCAGAGCAGCTCATGGATGAGTGCAAGGCCGTATCCAAGCGTCGCGTGGACGAGATCAGGGACATCGTCCCCACGCTGGAGAAGTGGGATAAGGCTCTCGACCTGATCGAGACCCTGTTCACTGCGAACATCGCAGCGGCTCACTCCATGAAGAAGGTCGCCACCATGATCGGTGAAATCCACGATCGAATCGATGGGCTTGAGCGACCCTAGGAAGGTCAGAGGGAGGAAGTCTGAACTCCTTCTACCTGACTACTGGTCCGATGTGTTCCCCGGTGTCGTTGCAGTACAGCCGTCACTGGGGGGCTTGGACCTGAAGAACACAGACCCATTCGGATTCGAAGTCAAGGCAAGGAAGGGACTCGATCTTCTCGCATGGATGCGACAAGCACGCCGCAATACTGCGGAAGGCATGGTGCCCGTAGTCATTGCCCGAATGAATGGCCAGGGACCGCAGTCAATGGACGAGTGGTTTACTGTGACGAGACAAGCCGACTTCAAGAAGCTCGTGAGGTCATACATTGGCCTGGATCGATGAGTATCACAGAGGATGGGATCGCAAATCTAGAGTGGCGGCATCACGACCCATCCCAGAGGGATTGGGAGAAAGTGAATTCGGATCTCCGAGAGGCTTTGAAAGCCTTCTCTCTCTCGCAAGAGAAAACGGATGGGGAATCGGTTGTATTTCCCTTGTGGCCCGATTCAATCACCCTGCCGAAGCCATACCTCCGTTCTTCATGGAGTGGGAATATACCGCTGATGGTAAGTGGCAATTCCAATCGGCCAAAGCCCGAAACGGTCAACGTCTCAACAATGCAGACTGCCGAGCAGTACTCAAACAACCAGAATACCTACTCAAGGAGGATCCCAATGGATAGCGAATTCGTCGAAGGCATCATCGACAGCCTTGTCAATGCTCGGGTGAACGAGGCCACCACTCGAACCAAGTACAACAAGGCCGTCACGGTTCTCCGTGACATCCGTTCCCAGTTCGTTCCGTCGAGTGACCCGTATCGGAAGATCACCGAAGTTCTGGGCTCCTACTAGATCCATGGGTTACGACATCGGGAAAGTCCTTGACTACTACGATGTCAGTACGCCGCGTGATTCCGGGAACGTGATTATCAAATGTCCGTTCCCGGATCACAATGAGCGGAACCCATCGTGTTCAATCCAGATGACAGATGGGGTCTTCTTCTGTCATGCCTGCGAGCGCAGTGGCGGAGTCATTGACTTCATCATCGGCATGGAACCAGAGAAGATAGGAAGGGATGAGGCAAGACGCAGAGCAGAGGCAATCACTGGAGAGAGCCTGCGATCTGTATCAGAGTCAGATGACAGAGGCCGGTCTCTCCTACCTGCTTGGACGAGGAATAGACCAATCAGTGGCGGAAGACTTCCGGCTAGGTCAAGTGGTGGATCCTCTTCCAACGGACAGAATCTATCGTGGAAGGATCGCTATTCCGGTCCTTAAAAGGATCGGATGCACGGGCTTCTCATTCAGATGCATCGAAGACCACCACTGTAAGGACGTCGGTCATTCGAAGTATCTGACCAAGGGACCACAGCAGCTATTCAACGTCAAAGCATTGGAGAGCAGTGATCGAGTCATCGGAATCACCGAAGGGCAATTCGACGGGATCATCAATTCCGGGATCGTCGGAATCCCCTCATGCGGGATCCCAGGAGTCAAAGCGTGGAAGTCTCACCCCTGGTGGAAATCACTCTTTGCAGGACATCGAAGAGTATTGGTCTTCACAGACAACGATGCGGGAAAAGATCGTAACTATGGGAGTGAGTTGGGTGATGCCATTTGCTCCGACATTCCTGCGGCTGAGATCATCTCTATGCCGGATCCTCCCGAAGGGAAAGACAAGATGGATGTGACGGATACGGCACTCCAGTACGGTCCCGGTTACCTTCTCGAACTGGCAGGGATGTAGATGGACAGGACGGCAATCAGGGAATGGATTTACATCGCTCTCCTCATGACCGTTCTTCTCTTCGCCCTGAACCTTATCGGCGTGATGTGGTATCAGACCTTCCATACCACGTGCGATCTCAATTACCTCTACCAGCCTTACGGAGATACCTATGCCGGATAACCAAACACCACCAGGTGATCCGTCGATCGTACGAGAATACGATCTGATCATGGTCAATGGGGACAAGTACAAGCTCGATCTCAATGCCTCTGGTTACATCGGCCTTGTGCGCACGTTGGGGCGTACTGGTCCGTACAGTACCCAAGAGATCGACGTGAACAGTTTCATGATCTCTGCCATCGAAAAGAATTGGTGACCGATGCTAGAGGTCACGGTACGAGTCACTCGGACACCCATTCATCTCGAACAGATCCACATGATTGCCATTCACAACACGTCCATCATTGAGGATGATGGACGAACCGTGTATGACGTCTATCTCAATGGAGATAAGCAAGAGCCAGTGCAGCACTTCCGTAGAGATGGCGCTCTTGAACTCGTGAGGATCGCACTCGAACACACCAGGGAGAAGGATGAATACGGATACCAGGTATGTCAAGGATGACGAGATCCAAGAGTGCCCACTCTTGCGAGAATGGGATTGGGCAGATGAAGACTGGTCGTGGAATGACCCGATGCTGGTGGCAGCATGAGTGAGGTACCCGGACAGATGAAGATTCCGGTGCATTACTCGTACGGCACTCTTCCCATCATCAAAGAACTGTTCTCTTCCATCATCACCCGCTTGGAGATGCTGGCTGTTCATGTCGAGAAGGCATTGACCGTGAAGTCTTGCGAATGCGCAATGATTGCGGGACAGAGGGAGAACGACTGCAACAGTTAGACCGCATCACATCAGAGGCCCGCCGAAAGGTTGGGCCTCTCTTTTGTTTGCCCATGCATCCCATCGGGGATCAACCAATCATGCAGAAAGAACAGACAATCGTGATCGCACCCGATCTACAGGTGCCACTCCATGCAAGGAAGCATGTCGACAACTTCATTGACTTCCTCAATGATTACCAGCCTTCAATGCTGGTCAATGTGGGGGACGATGCCGACTTCACCGAGGTAGGCCAATGGGTCCGAGGTCTGGCCAGAGAGTATGCGCCAACACTCCAGCGGAACGTGGACGCGACGCGCGATATCCACACACGCATGCGTGAGGCCATCGGAGATGTCCCGTACCACGTCTCTCGTTCCAATCACGGGGATCGAATGCGGAGATACATCGCTGCTCATGCTCCGGCACTCTCAACTCTTCGCTCACTGGATCTGAACGTTCTTCTCGGATACACAGACCTGGGGATCGAGTACCACAAGCAGCCTTTCGACATTGCCCCTGGCTGGCTCTGCGCCCATGGCGATGAAGGAACGATGTCACGCATTCCCGGTAAGACAGCTCTCGGACTAGCCGAGAAGTTCGGCAAGAGCGTGGTATGTGGTCACACACACAAAGCCGCTATCGTTCCATCAACGAGAGGATTCAATGGAACAACGGTTAACACATTCGGCCTAGAAGTAGGCCATATGATGGATGTGAAGAAGGCTACGTACATGAAGGCCGGTCATGCGAACTGGCAAACCGCATTCGGGATTCTTCGCGTGAGAGGAAGTCGTGTCTATCCTCAACTGGTCTTCATCGAGAGTGATGGGTCGTTCTATGTGGACGGCAATTGCTATCCATCGTTTGTCAAGGAACTACGTCTTATCCATGAACTCATCAACGCAAAGGATGAAGCATAGAATGCTGAATGTCAGTCTTCACAGTGCTAACACGGTCACTGCCGATGATGGTCCACTCATCACGTTCACTAAGTTCCCGAAGATTCCGCGTCTCTTCCAGACGCCTCAACAGAAGAAGGACATGAGCCCCACTCTCACCATCACCGAAAAGGTTGATGGGACGAATGGATGCATCGTCATCACGGAAGAGGGGAAAGTCGTTGCTCAGTCTCGTAATCGTTTTGTCTTCCCTGACAACGACAATCACGGCTTTGCTGCTTGGGTACAGGACAATGCGACTGCTCTATTCGAGACTCTCGGTGCAGGTCATCATTTTGGAGAGTGGTACGGGCAGGGCATCAACAGAGGCTATGGCCTCAAAGAGAAGAGGTTCGCTCTTTTCAATACCCATCGATGGGCCGAAGTAGAGGAAGAGTTCTCCATCCCTGGACTGGATGTCGTTCCAATCCTCCGATTGGTGTACGACTTCTCGATTCCGTCAGTGTTCGATGCAATCGAGTGGCTCAAAGAGCAGGGTTCATCGATCGCACCGGGGTTCATGAAGCCCGAAGGTGTGGTCATCTTCCATCATGCATCCGGCAGTCTCTTCAAGGTCCCATTCGATAAGGATCTCGATGGGTGAGCCGAGGTATCCTCTGCACATGGCGAAGAACGTTGCCTATCAACTGCATCGCCAATACCCGATGGCAGAACGAGAGGATATCCTTCAAGAGCTATGCGTGTTCTGCATCGAGAACAAGCTGAACACTCCTGACGAGAGTCTCGAAGATGACGAATACAATGCGGCATCTCAGACACTCCGCAGAGCATTGCGGAAGGCCGGTGATCGGTTCTGTCGGCAAGAGAAGGCTCTATCGAGTGGATACGATGTAGAGGATGAAGCCTTCTATTCGGTTGATCGTCTCAGGGAACTAGTGGAGACGTTCTATTCGGATGGGCTCACTGAGCATCCTCCCATTGGGAGGACTGAGAGCGTCCGTCATACTGGAGACGGATCAGAGGCTGGTACATGGCTCTCGTCACTCATTGATGTCGAGCGGGGGCTATCCCTTCTCTCTCCTGAGTACAGCCATCGTCTCAGTGACCGATACAAGACCAATGCTCATATGAGTGACTCAGACTATGGATATGCCCATGGACTGACAGAGGATCAAGTGAGAGGTAGGACCAGGAGCGCTCTGAGAGCTCTCCAGAGGCACCTAGGGGGATCCAACCCCTGGAACCGTGGTCCTACCCCTCACAGCCAAGCTGACCAGGCTTAGCGTTGATCTGAGAGCCTTGCGGGACGCAACCGCATTCTCATGAGGCTCTCAGTCATTCTCTTCAATCGACTCTTCTTCATCCTCCGATGCTTCGGGGAAAGCAAGTACGATGATCTTGCTTCCTTCTCTACGACAGGGAAGACCCATCCATGCATCATCACCCGTCGATGGTACCTGCTCTTCAGCCATCGATCTCCAGTGGGTTGACCGGATACCAAAGGATTGCGAAGGCCCAAATGTGCCGTTCGGTCTCCGATTGACGGAAGGGCGCACTTCCATGGCAGTGATCGCCACGAATGATCTTCGCCCTTATCTCGTGCATACAGACTGGTGCTTTCCAACCACCAGTGAAACGATCCATCTCCTTGAGCAATAGCTGCTCAGAGTCGAAGACGGTCGCCCTTGCGGATTCATGGTCGGCATTGGTCACCGACCAATCAACCCATGCGTGCGCGGGTCCTTCCACGGGCGGCATGGTCTCTTCATCCCATGGACCCATGTACTTGAAGAGCAGGTACGTCACTTCCTACGCCACCTTCTTCTGCCACACCGTGATGGCGTGCGACTTCGCGTTCGCTGACGTGTAGTCGAAGCTGTCCGTGTCTCCGTACACGTTGGGGTTCTCGTTCATTGTCTATTCACCCCCCTTCATCATCTCGTCAACCATGTCCCTGAGTAGGGGCAATTGGTTTGGGTCGAAGAGCAGCGAGATCACTATGCCCTTGTTCGACCGCATCTGAATGATCGGCAGCATTTCGTCACCGAAAGGCATCGAACCATCCATGCGATCAATGATCGCCATCTGCCCCTTGCGGAAACCATCGACAATGAACAAATCATCCATGTCAACGGTACAGATTTGCTTACCTTCTAGCATCCACTCGCTTTCTCCCCGTAGATGGATAAAGTCTGGCGATCCGATTGAGCCAAGAAGTACGCGCATCCAACCAGCCCAATGCGATCAATCGGATTCTTATGTGGCTGTCCATCGGCATTGTCCAGGCCGATTTACGCCAGGCAATTCACTCGCCTTCGAAGAACGGCAAGCCCGTCTCTTCCGCTATGTCAACGAACGCCGTGTTCGTCTCCTCTCGTAGCTTGGTTTCCATCATCAGCTTGTAATCATGGTCGGTTCGTCCAAGGTCCGACAGTTGAACTGTCACCGTGATCGCCATGATATGGAACACGGCGAGTAGAACCTTCTGCCTTTCACCCCCTTCATTGGATCCGAAGTGGAGAGTGTGATAGTCACGAATGTGACCGGTGTTCTCTCCATTTGGCGTGTGCTGGTACATCCTCGCTTCGATCATCTCCGTGAACATCGAACGGACACGATTGATCGCTGGTGTGTCACGTGAGTCAGCACACACACGCATGCCCGGTGATTCGGAGAAGACCTGACCATTCACGAGCGTGAATGCGTACGTGGCACGCACACTCTTGTATGGCTCCTTTGCCGGATCCCAATCGTCAGGGATCATTAGGCCCCCTTTCACTCCATCATCCAAGACAACCATGGTGGTAGGTTGTGGATCTCCCTTCCCCTAAGGCCATTCAAAGACGCGAGATTGACCACTGCCCGATGCCCCCAAAGGGCATGCTCTCTCGTGTCCCATCTCCATTGACCAAGCGTCTCGAACCATGTGGATGGTTCGGAGGCACGGTATTGGGACGGAAGGGCATCCATGAATGCCATCGTCTCGAAGATCTTGCGTTCGCCCATGCCGCAAGACATGTCGATGCCGATCCAAACGGTAGAGATGCGAACCCTACCGATGAGAGTCTCTGCAACCCTCTTGTGCCAGTCGCTTTTGCAGTACTCGACCCACTCCCACAGGTTGATCGGTTCACCCTCAGGAGACCAGTAGATGTATCGATCTTCGATCGGCACCTTGACGACAGTGCCATTGATGGAGTCCCCCGACTCATCAGTCATTTCTCCCTCTCAATGCGCATCTCAGTAGCGCTGTCGCGCTTCATGCGCTGCTGCTTGGTGTTGTACTTAGATTCCTTGTGGCCGAATAGAAAGTTTGGCTCTTCACCCCCTTTGGGTGCGTGTCCGGGGCAGAAGATGCCCCACTTGCCGAAGTACCAGCCATGCGCAACAGCCAGCACCTTGCATTCGCCGTCTGTGCGATCCTCCTTGCCTGGCCTTGACAAACGAATGCGTCCGAGCTTACGGCAATCATCACCATCGCAGGAGTAGACCATGTGAGTCTTACCCCTGGCTCCGTTCAATGTCTCTTCCTCTCCACTAGTCAATTCCATGAGTGGCTTTGCCCAATCGGAATGCATGCATTCATTCCTCTCGGGTGCCTTCTCCCTAACGTCCGAATGAACGAACAGAGCAACGCTCACCAGTAATGGGTGGTGAGCATCACTCTGTCAGGTCACTCGACAATCGCTTCTTGGATCCTCCCTCCGAGGATCTCGATCGCACCTTCCGGAAGCTCTTCGATGACCTTCCGGAACAGGGTCATCACGTCCCATGGGTCGGACGGGTCTTCCGTCGCCTCAATGAGGAAAGCCCGGTATTCCTCTCCGGTCTGGAGGGCCTTCTTTCCATCGGTCTGGTAGAAGGTCTCACCCTCGTAACCTTCCTCCTTCAGGCTCTCGACCAATGCGTCGATGATCGCGTGGATCACTCGATTGTCTCCTCTCTCTATTCAAATGAACCTAGGCCGCTGCCGAAATCTTTCCGGTGACATGGTCCATAAGAAGCTCTTGGGCCTTACGGAACGTCCGACATGTGTCGAACTCCCTACCATTGCGAGACAGGCAATAGTAGGTCGTTTCGTTGGCTTCATTGGTTCCCTTGAGGATAGATCCGTACATGACTCCATCAAGGTATGCCCTCCACACCCTCGGAGTGGCTTCAATCAATTCGTATCCATTCATCGGATACCTCCTATACCGCAAAAAGCCCCACTCGAATGAGTGAGGCTGATTGCGATGCGGTTGGAGCGTGGGGGAATCAGTCTTCCCAGGTGGGTCGGGTGGTGTTGCTGAACTGCTCGTACTTCAGCATGGCCTCTTCGGGGAGAGACCCTGCCTTCTTGCAGATGTTGTTAGTGACGCCCCACGTGCGGCATGCCTGGTTCCATTCCTGGCGCTTCGGCCCTGCCTTTCCCTGTCCGGATCCGTTGCTAGCGGTCCCGGTGGACTTGGACGCCGTGCGCGTGGGGGCGATGTTGAACGGGCGGCGGCCCTCTCCCCATTCCCCATCCTCGTCCCGTTCGGCCACCGGGATGGTGTTGAGCTTGTCGAGCACGGCCATGTAGGGCTTGCGGATGACGATGCAGGCTTCCGTCTGGAAGATCTGGAGACGGCTCTTCACGGTCCCATCGTCGTTGGTGTCTTCCACCAGCTCCGTAACGTCCTTGGCATCGTCCCCCTCACCAATGGTCTTGGTGACTTCCTTCCAGACGGGAACGTGGGTCACGTACTCGAAGGTTTCCACGGTGTCGGGAGAGCAAGCCTTGTCGCCCTCCTTGTGACCCTCGCAGGAAACGATGTACTGGATGACCTGCTTACGTGCCATGGTGAATCCTCTCTGAATGGGCTTACAGCCCGTGTGCCTTGAACACCGCTTCGATGTCCACGGATGAAACCATACCATTGGGGGCATTCTTCGCGAGTGCCCTGACTTGCTTCCCTGCCTCCGTCATCCGCTTGATCCATGGGATCTTGGGAGGGAGATCGGGGAAGCCCTTTGTTTCCTGGCATCGCTTGCAACCCTCTGCGATTACTTCATCAGCGTCATCAGTGATGCTTTTGACGAATCGACCGCAATGAGCTTTAAACGACGTGCCTCTTTGTATTGCCTCATTGGGCATCGGATGCCAATGAATCATCGTTACTCCCTTGATAGCGACAAAGAGAGAGACCCGCACAATCGCCGCGCGGAGCGGTTATGCGGGCTTACCCCCGTTATCCCTGGTTCGAACCCTGTAGCTCTTGCTGGATCTCCCAAGCGGGACACTTGGTAAGTTTCATGTGACGTCGAATGGGATCCGTACCGTTCGGCAAGAAGCCCATTCCGCAATCACACTTCACCAGCTTGATCGTTGGATCCTCTAGGACCCATTCGATATCCCATGGGTCCTTATCGTGAACCTTGTTCGCGTGTGCCTTTCGTCCGTAGAGTGAAGTGTAAGACTTGCACCCTGGAAAGGTACACGCGACTCTCACGTCTTCAGACGGGTTCCTCGTTCGTGAAGAAGTTTTTTGTACTTCTTCCCGTTGCTTTGGAACGGTTACCGGCCTCGACGCGCTCTGAATGAGCTTCTCGCCAAGGTCCCTAGGAATGACCGGATTGTGCATCTTTGGGACCGGCGTAGGGTTCACGATCGCTCGGGCCGCTTGCGCGACCGGATGAACCGAGGAAGGGGATTCGACCAATCGGCCGGTTGTACCAGCGATGCCATTGCCCGGCTTGAACTGGAAGTTCTCCAGCCTTCTGCCGAACGTCCTGGCATACCGGATCAGCTTCGATTCGTCATTGTGCGTAGAGCACAAATCGATCTCGTAAGCTTGCACGCTCCCCTTGGCGTACATGAGCCAAACGACGTTGATTCCCTCTCGGGTGACGTCATCGTGCTCTTTGCATACGTCGCAATCAAGATTGACAATGATCGTCTCTCTGCGCACGACGTGATCCTTTCTCTTGGTATTGAATGGATCGCAAGCGCACCCATGATGAGTACGCTTAGGTTCATTCAAGCCAATCAGGTATCTCTGCCTCAAGGATTGAACGAGTCTCCTTGAGATCGTCAAACTCTTGCATGCTTTCGGCAAGATGCTTCTTGATGCGCTCGATCCTGATCTCTCGATCATCGATCAACTCAAGCACCCGCCTATGTGCGGACACCTTACGCCACTCCGGAGTGCTCTCCTGCCATCGGTTCAATGCGGCCTTAGCGGTCGCCACGATGGACACGAACACTTCATGATCGGATTTGAGTGGCTTACCAGTGTCGGCATTGAGAACAGCCGACTTAGGCAACACAAGGAACCATTTCCCCCTGTGAATGCCTCTCTCGTATTGGGTGACCGCATCCTTGAATTCAAGGTCAATCAGATACTCTTTGTCCTTGAACGTGTATACGTCACCGGTTGCATGAATGGCCGAACCACTACGCACGGCAATGGAAGGAACGTAACGATCCCCCATTCCATTGTAAGCAGCGACTGGTTCGATCACCAGCCATTGGCCATTCTTGAGCTGAATCTTGGACTCATAGAATCCCAGCTTTTCGCCCATGGTGAATCCTTCCCTGTTAATAGTCTGCCCGGTTGAGCGGCATTGAAAGGCCGTCATCCTTAATGGAGGATGATTGCCTTACGACACTGTCAACGGTAGTGCTCACGAATGAGCACGTTCTTGAGCGCGAGACCCATCATCTCAAGTGAGCGGTCTTGCTGCTCAATCAAGAGAGTCAGCTCTTCGACACGCGACTCTTGGATTCCGAACATTGCGGCGATGACAGAAGCCATGCCGTCAATGGTCGATTCGAGCATCTCGCTTCTCTTCTCACGATTGAGCGAACGCGAGACGAGATACATCTTCGCAATCTCAGTCGCTCGTGAGTCGGGAATGGTGAAGTACTGGCCTGGCCTCTTGTTCGGAGTAGTCACAACACTCTCACCGGTCCAACGAAAGTCCCGTTCACGTGCAAGCAATCCACGCAAGTTGCTACGGTCGCATCCGGTTCGGTGATCCCGACGAGATGCGTACAGAGCGTCCGCAGCTCATTTTCTGGATTGATGATGTGGACGAGTCGGGTTCCGCACTTTGCGCGACAGAACTCCACAATGAATCCCTTCTCTGCGGTTGTCTGCCATTGATAGGCATTAATGAACCGTCATTCGCAATGGGGAATGATTGTTCAATGATGCTGATCAACGAACCCAAATGGATGCCCAACCCTCTACCGGTCCACGTGCGCCATGGTGCCGCACGTATGCGCGGAGCTCTTCCAATGCGCGTGAGTCATCCGCGCTTGGTCCTGCCTCCTGCTCTGCATAGATCTCGTCAAAGATCTCTACCGGGTCGTCAATCGCGCCGGTAGATGCGAGCTTCGCGAAGTGCATCCCCTTGACTCCAGCGGACTGATACCACGATGCAATCGTGCGTGCGCATCCATCACTGATGATTTCAACGCGCTCACGTGCGAAGTCCACTTGAGCCTTTACGGCCAATGCGTCACTCATTGAATCCCTTCCCTGTTGAGGGGTGATAGCGGCACTCCCACCGTTCACCATCAATGCGGCCCGAATTGGTGGCCACTAGGTTCCCGTAGGGAGTGCCGCAAGCTAACGTCACCCCTGATACCTCCTGTAAGCCCCTCAGATCGATTCTGAGACACTCACACAGCCGTCCCTATGGGTTGCATAGGGAGACCATGTCAACGTCTCACCGTTGATTTGAGAGATCCCGGTAATCGTGGATCTCTAGGCCGAACTCATCAGCGACGGCCTTGATCGCTGCGAGATCGAAGGATTCGCCCGTCTTCCAATAGCAATTGGTATCCAGGTTCGCAGCGATGCACGCTACTTCCTGGCCATCGCGTATCGCCTTGTCGGAGAAGAGATAGATGTCATCTCCTGCTGTGAGTACGAATACATCACCGCTCATTGGTCATCCGTTCCAGTAGAGAACTTTGATGTTCAGGCACGCGCCACCATCTCCGATCTGACGAGTCAGCTCGAAATCCTTTCGCGCGTTGATCTGGTCTTCAATCCATGCCTTACAGGCAAGGATTGCCCAGTCCTCCATTCCGGAGAATCGCCCCAACTCAGCCGCATCCCCCAACGACATCAGGGAAAGCAGGGTAGCGGTTGCCTTAAAGGGAGATGAGAACTCATCCACCGATTCGGCACCGATGGCATGAGCCGCATTCCTGGCACCAGGAACGTAGAACTCCGTACGAATGATGATCTCCATCATTCAATCCTTTCTCTGTGGTGTTCACTTCTGCCGAGTGATCAGCATTAATGAACGTTCATTGCTAGTGAACGCTCAATGATGCGTATCAACCGATCACGCGAACGTGACTCACGTTCTCAATGATGGGCATCATCGTGAACCCCTCATAGCGGCTCACGAGACACGGGTGACCGTTCGAAATGTAGATGCCGAACATCGGGAACTTAGAGCATCCCCAACCCTCGTAATCGTCGTACCGAAAGGAGATCAACCGGTTGACGTAACGCGCGTAGTGCTCAACCGCTCCCAGCATCCAAGCGTCACGCTCATTCCAGGGTTCCGCACCGTGTTGGACGAACCATGGTGAACGATCCCAGAACACCGGGCATCCCGTTCCGGGTACGCGCCACGTAGGCGGACGTTCCCGCAACTGATAGTTGAGATAGGAAGGGTTCCGTTCCTGCCAGTAATCGACAGTGGACCTCTGTCCATCGATCATCTCTTGAATCCTTTCCTGCCCATTCATCGGGCGAATGAGCACAGCCACACACAACAGGATGCATTGCGTATGACTGAATCCATTCACACGAACGTGTCTCGGTATTCCTGCCACTGATCGGCGAACCGATCGGCCATCGGATCCGAGTAACCGCGCGCGTCAATCTCCTCTGCGTACTGGTCACGGTCTCGCCGTTCCAACTGGTCAACCGTGACACCATCCCACTCTGCGAGATGCCAGACACAGAGCAGGTCTGTATCGGGACTCTCGTCATTGGGGTTCTTGCACCATGGGCACATCAGCCGTTCCATCCTTCGCTCAATGGCCCTAGGGGCATCCCCAGGACCTTACGGGCAGCATCGTAAGCAGATGCCGCAATGGTGTTCTCGCCATTTGCGTACGTGACGCACCATGGCGATAGCCAATTGCTCGGATCCGGAACGGCCGAACCAATCGTGCCCACGAGACGAACGTTGAACCGGTAACCGCCGGTTGCGTCGCACAGACGGTAAGCCTCTGCGAAACGCACGATTCCGGCATGTTCACGGACCATGGCCTCTGACACGGGGATGTCAGTGACGCTCATTCGTCATCACTCCCGTAGTTCATCAGCCACACCATTGGGGGATCCCCATTGATACGGCCGTTGGCATCGATCATGTCCCACGTGAATGGGATGCCCTTACGCTTGGCAATGCGAGCGACAGTGATCATCTCGCCGGTTGGATTGAATCCATCCGGAATGTTGAGGTCACTGCGCAGCTTGATAGCCAACTCAGTGGGAGTCATGCGGCACGCTCCAATGAGAAGGCCGGACGTTCGGTGTAAGGGTCACCCGTTACCGGATCCCACTCCGCACGTTCACGCCATGCCACGCACGCCTTGTGATGCGCAATGAGCGCGTCACGGACGTCTTCACACGTGGCGAACGGGCCAACCCATGGGGCGTACAGATCCGTTCTGGCGAACCATCCGAGAGTGTCTTTGTCCTCACGAATGGTCGCCAGGAAACCCACTTCAATGGGTGTCTCTGACGTCATGACCATCTGCCTATGACCATCCTCCCGATATTCCGGGTAGACGTCATACTTGGTCGGTGCCATCTTGAATCCCTTCTCTGTGATGTTCTGCCCTGATTGAGCGGCATTAATGAGCCGTCACCCGTCATGAGGGGTGATTGCCCAATGACACTGTCAATCATCGTGCGTTGCGGCATGAGCCGCATTCGATCTGCCCCTTAGGCATCATTGAGTCCTTACGGCACACGGTGCATGTCCGGTTGGCGATGCGGTAATCAAAGAGCGGCTCTTTGGGGATAGGCACGTATTCGGGTGAGTTGAGCCATGCAATGTGAGCATCGATCTTCGCTTGATACTCAGCAACGATGTCAACCTTGACCGGCTTACGCACAGTGCGCTTGCGAGGCTCTGAGTTGGTCGCTACGGGCTTGACGGGCTTGTCCTTAGCCAGAGTGCCAGCCTGCCTCTGTGCGGCCTTGAAAGCCGCAATGCGGGCTTCTCTGTGGTTGAGCGCGGGCTTAGGAGCGGCCTTGACCCTGGTCTTGGGACCAAGGATGACGTCCCGACCACGACCGGTCTTGCACTTGGAACACATGTCAATCTCCCTCTGTTAGGTCATGCCAATCAGCATCACTGTCATTGAGACAGGAACACTGAAAGGCAGGGGATCGTAAGTGACTCATGCACGCAGTGTCCTACTCGATACACATGAGCAGAACGCGCGACTCATTGAGTCGTGGTAATCCCCTGCCTCAACAGAGAAAGAAAGGATTCAGATCAATGCATGTCATCAGGTCATCTCTAAGGCATTGGCCCTCATGGCCTTTCGGCCTAGCCATGCGGTCAAGATGTCGCCGGTTGCGAGGTACAGAAGCAACGTCGCGCTCGCTCGCTTTGATCCGGTTCAGCAATGGATGATCCATGCACTTGATCTATTCCCACACTCCATTGGTCACCTAATGGCGATCAAGTCGCTAGGTGTTGGCTACCTCGGTTGGTAGAGGGACGCTGTCATGCGTGTGTGAAGTGGTCGCACTGTGATTCCCCCATCTAGGGGGACAGAGGGGTTTTCAGCCTGACTCAACCGTCTTGACGAATCGAATCGGCACTACCCCGTTTCCCTTCACATTGACGCAATCGCTATGCGTCCATTCCCGACCTACAGGTAATGGTCGGAGTGTGGGTCATGCTCGGCGCGGTGCCCGAATGAATCCGGGGCCGTAACCAAGCGCGCTGTTGAGTTCTCAAGAAACGAATCGGTTCATCGGATGTAGTCAACGCAATCCCCGAATGACTAGAGGGAGATGCTTTGCGTGACTCTCGCGAACCGAGCCATTCAGTTAGCGGCCGGTGAAGCTAGCCGGTGTTGCTGTCGAACTGGTGGAACGATGCCGACATTGCTCGATAGGCTCGCAACCTGTCAATAGATTCGAGAGTGTGAGCTGCATCACACTCAATCGATCATGGCCTGACCTGCGAGGATGCATTGACCCATAACAAGATTGGTCTAGATCATCACTCGAACAGTCGTTCGAAAAAGCCCCCTCCAGGGGCTCAATGGGCGAATGAGAGGGGATGTAGATCAAGGCCCTGACCAGCAATGATCTCAAGCCGTCCCAATGCAATGCACTCACAGTGATAATGCCTGGTCAGAGGCATGCCATGGGGAGCTGAGAGCAGGACTCTCACAGACTGTGATGGGCTAGTCACTGTAAGTGAGAAATTCGCCGGCCTTTGGCGTAATCGATCTTGGACAGAGAGTGATAATCCCAGGTCAACACCATGATCAAATCAATCCGGTATGACCTACCAGAAAGGTAGGAAAGAGCAAGATCAATGATCTTGTGTAGGGTGCATATGCATGATGCACACTGATCATGTGTAGAGTACATACTGTCTGCGATACGCAGACGTAGCGAATCTATGTGATCTTGGCCCAACAAGATCACGATCAAGATCAAATGACCAAGATCACTGGGCACCTGGTCGCCCTGCCTCACGTGCGTGAGGGCAGGCCAGGCACCATGATCACTTTCGTGTTCTGGTGGGGACACGCAGAGCCCGAGCAGGAGAGCAGGAACGGAACGATCTGTTCCGATGCACTCGGAACGGAATACTCTGTTCCAATGGGTCATCGAACGCACGTTCGACCGGGGGCTTTTAAGCTGGGAGGCAGTAGTTCAATCCTATCCACTCAAGAATATTTCCTAATTCCCTTTACCTGTTCGCGCGTGTCATTGACTCTCTACTTACTATTTTTCTCGATGATTGAATGCAAAGCTTTCATATAGAACCCCAGGTCATTGATGCCATCAAAAACTTTACTGATTGGACGTCACGGTTTCGGCGTGTCGTAGGGGGTTATATAGAGAGAGCTTCTTTTAAAAGCACTCAATCACTACAATCAAAACCACTCAATCACTACCGGCCATCGGCCGGATAGAGAGTAACCAGCCCTTCAAGGGGCTGGATCGATAGAGAGCAGTGAAGAGTAACCCATCAGCCCTTGAAGGCTGATGGAGTGAAGAACACTAGAGACTCTCTAACAGCTCACTACGTTCGCTGTGTGAATCAATGATTCTGTGGCCCTTCGGGTAATCATTCATTCGCCCCCGAACAACGTTCGGATTCCCACCATGCACGAACCACCCATCATCCACTAGCAGAGAAGAGCATTGGGAAACAAGAAACTCATCTCTGGGAGACCTGGTCTCGAAGCAGCGAAGAAGCAAGTGCTTCTCATGCTCCAAGAAGGTCATTCGGTCAAAGACTGCATGAAGTCGGTGAGACGATCCGACAAGACCTACGAGTCTTGGCGGTCATACGATGGAGACTTCAAGAAGCAAGTACAGCTCATTCGTGACATGAGGAAGAGCGTTCGCTCTGACATTCGTGGAGAGCATGGGGACACGTTTGAGGACTTCCGTCGCGAGTATCTCGGGATGGAGACGTTCACTCATCAGCTTCAATGGATCGATCTCATTGAGGGGAGGCCGCCACGGGACTTGCATGTTAGCCAGAAGTACGAAGAGGGAGACCCTCACTACATTCTGATTAACACTGCTCCCGAATTACGTTCACTCCAAGACGATGACTCTTTCCATTGACTATGTGACCTATCGCATCGCGAAGGATCCATCGATCCGGGTTCTCCTGGTGTCGAAGACTCAGGAGATGGCGAAGCAGTTCCTCTATGCCATCAAGCAGAGACTCACTCATCCGAGGTATTCGAAGCTTCAGATCAACTTCGCTCCATCCGATGGGTTCAAGGGAACCTCTTCAGTATGGCAGTCGAACATGGTGTATCTCGGTGACGAGATGCGCAATGGGTCCGAGAAGGACCCAACGATCAATGCGATTGGGATCGGTGGCCAGATCTATGGTGCCCGAGCGGACCTGATCATCTGTGATGACTGCGTGGTTCTCTCGAATGCGAATCAGTTCGAGACTCAGATCCGATGGTTGCAGCAAGAGGTAGTGACGAGGCTTGGCCCCGGCGGAAAGTTGATTGTGGCTGGTACGAGGGTGGATCCAGTAGACCTCTACAGGGAACTAAGAAATCCCGACAGGTACGCCGATGGGCGTTCCCCATGGACCTATCTCGCACAGCCCGCTGTCCTGGAGTACGCCGAGGATCCAAGGGATTGGGTCACTCTCTGGCCTAAGAGCAATGTGCCATGGGCTGGCACTGATGACGATTGTGATGAGAACGGTCTCTATCCCCGATGGGATGGAACCCGTCTATCGACTAGACGGAAGCTCATTGACCCGAAGACATGGGCAATGGTCTACATGCAAGCGGAGACCAGCGAAGTCAGCACGTTCGATTCAAAGTCGATCCGTGCGTGTGTCAATGGGATGCGCTATTGCGGTCTCATCAGTGGTGACAATCAGAACCATCGTCGCCCAGAGGGCATGCAGGGTCTCTACATCATCTGTTCAATGGACCCGGCAATGGCCGGTGATACCGCCACGATCGTCTATGCGGTTGATCCGAAGACTCAGAAGAGATTCATCCTTGATGCCAACCGGATGACCGCACCTTCGCCTAAGGCGATCAGGGACATCATCAAGAGTTGGACAGACAAGTACAAGCCTATGTGTTGGGTGATTGAGAAGAATGCCTTCCAGCTATTCCTAACAAGAGATAGCGAGATCCGGGAATATCTCGCGAATAGGGGGGTCTCAATGCTGGAGCATTACACGGGTACCAATAAGCAGGATCCTGATTTCGGTGTTGCTTCCATGGCCCCGCTCTTCACTGAAGGAATGATCAGCCTTCCATCGTCTCACAATAGTGAAGGTATCAAGTCCCTCATTGAGCAGCTCATCACATGGCAACCAAAGGTCAGAGGGAAAGATCTCAAGATGGACTTTCCCATGGCGATGTGGTTCGCAGAGACAAAGGCGAGAGAGATCGTGCATCAGTCGGTGGCTCGCAACATGAACCACCAATCATCACGGTACATGCCTCGCTATAGGAAGGAAAGACAGGGAACGATGAACCTAGACGACTACATGGCGAATAGCCGTTGACCACCTTGGTAGGTACATGGCCATTCTGGCGTTGCCCCATGTGTGACTGGGTGATCACCATTGACCCTCGCACTGATGATGATCCTGACAGCCGTATTGAGGCTGGCAAGGGAATGCACATCAATGCCCATGTCGAATCGTTCAATACTCAGATGGAATCCATCTGATGAACATCAAGCTGATCTCGTCGAAGGTTCGTTCATTGAGAACGGCATTGAATCATCGAGACTCAGTGATGGCGGACATCTACGCGATTCGCAATGGTGACATCGAGACCGTGTTCCCTGGCATGTTCTCAGAGGATTTCCCGAAGCCTGTCATTCAGAACTTCATCGACACGTGCGCCAAAGACACGAGTGAGCAGTTGGCCGTTCTCCCGGCATTCAACTGCAATGCATCCACGATGGTCAGCGATGCGGCCCGTACAAGGGCCGATAAGCGCACCAAGGGTGCCAGGTACTACATAGATCATTCAAAGCTTCAGACTCAGATGTATCGCGGTGCTGATTACTACGTCTCGTATGGGACGATGCCGATCCGTATTGAAGCGGACTTCAAGGCACATTGCCCACGAATAAATCTGATCGACCCTCGCGGTACCTATCCTGAGATTGATAGGTATGGCAAGGTGTTGTCTTTCTCCAAGGTATTCAAGTATCGGATCTGTGACCTGGTCGCATTGTATCCGGAATACGCATCGGCCATCTCTGGCCGACAAGAGCCTTGGTCTACTGCTCAGATCGAAGTCGTCATGTATGAGGATGGCGAGAAGTCGGTGATGTTCGTTCCCGACAGAGAAGACCTGATCCTCAATACTGCGAGCAATGACTTTGGGGAATGCCCGGTAGTCGTGGCGCAGAGACCCGGCATCACTGACACTCCCCGAGGTCAGTTCGATGATGTGATGTGGATCCAGGTTGCTCGCAACAGATTCGCGATGATGGCAATGCAAGCGGCTGAGCAAGCCGTAGAAGCTCCTCTAGCACTCCCCTACGACGTTCAAGAGATGGCGTATGGCCCAATGGCCACGCTACGTACGAACAATCCGAAAGACATTCGTAGGGTTGGGCTGGAGATCTCACCCGCCGCATTCCAAGAGGGCGCTCTACTCGACCAGGAGATGAAGAATGGTGCTCGATACCCTGGCGTTCGACAGGGCAATCTAGACGCATCAATCATTACCGGCCAAGGCGTCAAGGCATTGGAAGGTGGGTTTGATTCAGCCACTCGATCCGCCCAGGATGTATTGGCTGAAACCTTCAAAGACATGATGCGCATCTGCTTCAAGATGGATGAACACTATTGGGGCAATGAAGAGCGATCAATCCGAGGGCTATCAGATGGGGTGCCGTATGAGATCCAGTGGAAGCCTAAGAAGGACATTGCTGGAGATCACACTTGCGATGTCACTTATGGATTCGCCGCAGGCATGGACCCGAACAGGGCGCTCGTATTTCTTCTCCAGCTTCGGGGAGATAAGGCGATCTCACGCGATCTACTCAGGCGACAGATCCCATTCGGAATCAATGTCACTCAGGAAGAGCAGCGGATTGAAGTAGAGGATCTGAGAGAAGGTCTTCTCATGTCCCTCTTGGGCTATGCCCAATCGATTCCACAGATGGCAATGCAGGGCCAAGACCCTGCCGAGGTATTGACTCGAATCTCAGACATCATCAAGGGTCGCCAGAAGGGCAAGCCGCTTGAGGATGTTGTATCGGCGGCCTTTGCTCCTGTCGAACCCCCGCCCGGTTCTGGCGGCGCTGGTCCATTGGGCGCTCCCGGCGCGGGAATGGGAGCAATGGGAGGGGCTCCTATGGGTGATCCCAATCAGATGGGAGCTCCTCCAGATCTCATGACAATGCTCTCTAGCCTTGGTGGTGGTGGAGAACCATCCACAAGTGTTTCAACCAAGCGCACGCAGCCAGTCTAAGAAAGAAGGAATGAATGAAGAGCGAGAAGACCAAGCGGCCTAGCATTCCCAAGCCTCCCGATCAGGGTCATTGCGGATCGATGGCAGAAACCTGCCAGCATCCACGGATGTCCACCAAGGCACCGGTTGACGGAAAGAACAAGCAGGGCAAGCAGACATTCAAGGATGCATCGATCACCAAGCCGGGCGATGGTACGCGCGGCGGCGGAAAGACTGTCAACAAGCCCGGTTTCTAAATGGAGACCGATAGCGACTATGAAGAGCAGCGCATTGTTCCAATGCAATGGTCATGGATGGTTCCCACTGCTATCGGTGTTGGAGTGCTCGGCAATGTCATTGAAGCCGTAGCAGTCGGAGTTCAAGACGTAGGGAGAATCATTCTCTCTCACGTCGCATGGAGTGAAGAACGAAAGAGCTTCCATGAGGAAGCAGCGAAAGCAATCGAGACGATCGTGGGAGGTACGGAATAGCAGGCAGAGGGGGTTACCAGCGACCGGCCAACCCAGCGCCCGCATCAGGGCCAGGGCGACTCTCGCAACGGACTGATGGTGGTCCCGCACAGGCGATGCGTGATCTCCCTGATGCTGCCTACGGGGAGCAAGCCACGTTCCGTGACGACCAGGCAGGCGCACCCATGGCTATGGGCGGCCCTGGGGGTGGAGCTCCTGGCGGTGGAGCGCCGACCGATGCCGACGCGCCGATCGTCCCCCTGGACGCCCCTACACAGCGTCCTGACGAGCCTGGACAGTCGGGGGCTTCTCTGGGTCCTGGCCTAGGTCCCGAGTCTCTCGGGCTCGTGGATCCCTCTCAGCAGCTAGAGCAAGCGGACGTTGACCGGATCAGGAATGTCCTTCCAATGCTTGAGTACATGAGCAATCTCCCCGGAGCAATGCCATCGACTCGTCAATTGGTCCGCCGACTAAAGGGCGCAATCTAAGTTGGCATGGGGTGCATGGGCCGACGTTGGTAAGAACATGTCAGGTTCACTCATGTCTCGCCTTGCCGAGACCGGTAGGGCAATGGGTGGTCTCGTCACTGGACCCATTGGTCTCATCTATGACACTGCTCGAATGGTCAACGGTATTGATGACGAGTGGGATTCCCTCAAGAACGACCTAGGAGACTTTGGAGCAGGCGCAGCAGCGCCGTTCACTCTTCTCTTGGATCCTCTCACTCCAGTCTTCAATGCTCTCTACTGGCCATACAAGGAGGGAGTGTCTCCCGCACTCTCTACCATTGGTCTCGGATTGCAGAAGCTCAATCCGAACGTGGATGGTGTTGGCGACTCACTCAATTGGGGTGACCCATCAAGTATCTGGGACAAGGCGCACAAGGTTTCCCCCGGCCAGGCAATCGTTCCCGGTCTCCATGCTCCTGGTCTTGACTTCCTTTGGAATCCCGCAGGCATCTTTACCAATGACTGGGGTGCCATCTTCGATGGTGACTGGGCAAGGTTCGGTCAATCGATGGAGAGAACTAGTCGAACCTGGACAAAGGAAGACCTTGAGACTCTCGACAATCAAAATGGCGGAGTCACCTGGAATGTCATCACCGGTGTCACTGACGCCGCCGCTACTTGGTTCCTAGATCCGACGATCGTCGCCGGTAAGGCAATCAAGGTTGGTCGTGGAATCCAATGGGCAACCGACATGACTGGCATGGGGAAGAACACTAAGGTACTCAAGCACATTGGTGCGGCCAAGGGTCAACCGAACTACACAAGAGCGGACCTTCAGGCAAGTCCCGGTGACATCCTCACTCTTCCCGCCGCTGATCGTTTCATTGACTACGTCCATACGAGTGTTCAGGCCGATCCACTCAAGGCCGAACAGACATTCAATGCGATGTTCAAGGGGAACAATCAGGCCCGAGGGCTCTCGGCTCTTCTCGTCGATGCATCGAAGGATGCCGGTAAGCCTGGAATCGTTCAGGTAATGAAGGTTGCTACTGGTGACCTTGCTGCTTGGGAGATATTGAAAGCCGATCGTGCTGGACTTGCATTCCAGATCCAGGCGTTGGAGAACAAAACTGATCTAATCACTCAAGCACTCAAGCAGCATCGAGCCACTGGCAGTATCACGGCAACGACGCTCCATGGCCTACAGACATCGAACATTCCCGGTGCCAATCTTCCCGGTGCGGTCTATGACCCGGCACTGATGCAGCAACACCTAGACCAGTTGAACAAGGTAATCATTCCTGGGTTCAAGCAGAATGATGACTATCTGGATCGACTCGTGGGGGACGTTGCTCGACCAGTCCAAGACGTGGCATCCACGAGCATGGGTGTCTATGGATCCATTCACAACCGGTTGCCGTTCAGTACTGGCGGGATTAACAAGTTCGCCCGCATTGATGGATCAATCCGCAAGGCGGAACGCCGTGCAAGGAAGATGGACTATTCCCCACGAGTGGCGGTCATTGATCGAGCCACTGGATACAAGGGGACTCAGACAATCAGTGCGCAGCTCCGTGCATACGATGCTGGTGTCGATCTAGGCCGTACGACCGAACCGGCAATGCCCACGATCCTCTCTCGCCATTACTACCCGAAGTCGATTCTCGCTCTTCCGGTTCGTGCATGGCGCGTATCGCAACGCGCAATGATGGATGCACGTCCACAGGGTTACGCTGATCTGAATGACTCGAATAGGGCCGCTGAGGAAGTCTCTCGCATGCTCATGAGGGTCAAGGGAATGAAACCCGACATGGTCACCAAGCATTCGGGCATTGTTGCCCGTGCTGTGGGTGAAGAGCAATTGACTCTTGCCATCAAGGCAGCAGAGAACTATGCGATCCATGTAGCTGCGATCAACTACAACATTCCCGTTGAAGGTGCTCTCGCATTCGCAGCAGGCCAGATGGTGAATCGCGATGAGCAATGGGCCAAGTTCGCCGCATCGCGAAGCAATCCAGCCACTCAGAACTTTGGTGTACTGAACGACCAGCAAAGGCAATTGATTCGCCACCTGGGGATTGATGGCGTTCCCGAGCACATGCCATACAACTTGAAGCAGCTTGACAACAAGATGCCAATCATGGATATGGACATGGTTCAGAAGGACTTTGCCCGCAAGGGGCACATCTTCCGTTCGATGACTGGACCCACGAAAGACAACGTAATCAACTTCGCCGATTGGGGGCTTCGCTCCTGGAAGGCAAACGTGCTTCTCCGGGGTATGGGATTCCCTGTCAAGGTCCTCGCCGATGACGGCGCACGCTATTGGGCGAAGCTCGATGCAATGTCAGCGTCACCGGATAGGGGGCTCGCTAAAGCCGTATTCGGTTCCGGTGGAATGAAGGGTCTCGGGATGCTTCCCCGGAACAGTCTCGACTGGTTCCGTGGTCAGCCTGTTCATCCGACTGAGTTCCTCAAGTGGTCCAAGGCGAAGGCCAAGGGACTGCCGTATGAGAGAACCATCAAGAAGCGCAGCGGAGAGGGAACCTACCGAGTCAATGGGATTGACTTTGAGGATCTCTTCGGCGGGATGGATACCGACCTTGTACGAATGATGTTCTCTGGCCAATGGCAAGCGATGGACGATCGTGCTCGATCTGTCCACAACATCATTCGGAACATGTCTGGGGGTGTTCGTGTCACTCCCACAGAGGACACCGTTCGCCATGTACGCGCATGGCGTGATGCATTCAACTATCAGCTCAGCCAGGATCCCATTACTAGGCGAATCCTTCAGGGCCAGACTGACGATGAAGTCATTACCTGGTTCACGAATCAGCGTTCATTGAGGAAGAGGAACACTCATCTCGGGCGCAATCCCGAGGAAACCGTGAAGACGGCTCGGGCTCTCGTTGACTCGTACCTCACTCCGGAACTCGATGCTATCCCCGGCATTCGCCAGAAGATCCTAGACAAGAAGCTCACTGCCGAAGATCTCGACCAGGTGTCGATGGCCAATCGTCCACCAGTCCATGACATCGACTTTCAGTTGAATCTGATCGGTGGAGGTCTTTCGAAGCAGCTCGGATCGATCATGGATGCCACTTACAAGATGGTCATCAATGTTCCCCATGGCGCGATGGTCTCTCATCCTCTCGCGAGGCAGCTCTACCAGTCGCGCATTCAGCAGCTCTCGACAATGATGCTTCATCAGAAGCACGGCGGAACCCTCACCGGCCAGGAGATCAATCAGATTCAGGCGAACTCTCGCCGGTATGCATTGAAGGAAGTCGGAGAGATCGTCATGGATCTCACGGCCCAATCATCCGCTGCTCATGCGGTGCGATTCATCATGCCGTTCTTTGACGCATGGCGAGAGTCTATGCAGAAGTGGACAAAGATCTTTGTAGAGGATCCCACTCGACTCGAACGGATCGGCCTCTATAGGAATTCGTGGGGACACAACTTCACGACAGTAGACGCCAATGGCAACGTGATCGACCCTGACAATCCTGTCGATCCCGAAGGCAATGCGGTCGCTCTCCATGACCAGAAGTTCATCATGCGGCTTCCCAAGTCATTGATCAATGGAGTGCCTGGCCTTGAGCACATGGGCACGATTGCCATTCCACGTCAGACCGTTGACTTTGTTCTTCAGGGACAGCGCTGGTATGAGCCCGACTTCGGTCCAATGGTCAAGGTTCCAGTGTCCTCATTCCTCACCGACAAGCCTGAGCTTGAAGACGCCTTCAAGACATTGGGAATTCTTCCCGATGGCGCAGTCGATCCGAATACTCTCATCTTCGGTTCAACGTATAGAAACCTATACAAGGCGTGGAAGGAACCGGAGACCGACAAGGCTTACATGCAGTCGATGCTCTACATCGCATTGGGTGAACACCAGAAGTACCTGGATAGCGGTCGTACGGATCCCGTCAACTGGGATGAAGTGAAGAGTAAGACTCGCACCCTTTGGATGACAAAGCTCGTCGCTGGCATCGTCTCTCCCATCTCTACACAGTTCCAACCAAAGGGCCAACCACTCATTGATGAGTATCGTCGGCTGCTTGCCGACAAGGATGTCGGTCCCGAGAACGCTGATCGGGTCTTCTACGAGAAGAATCCCGAGATGTTCGTATGGGCAGCAACCATGTCCAAGAACAATGCACATCTCCCAGCATCCCAACTGGCAATGAAGCGGACCCGTCAATACCGAGACATTATCTCGAAGTATCCGGACATGGCCGGTCTCATTGTCGGGAACGTCGAAGGATCGAATGAGTTCTCTCCATCTGTCTACCAATGGCAGATGGATCACTTGATGGGATCAGGTTCCGGAAAGACCTTCCGGGCATTCCAATCAGCGAGAGACGCATACGATGCGGTCCAGGCCCGAGAGGGATGGGTCAAGTATCAGAAGACAGTGGATGGTCTTACCGCCACTCTCAACAGTCGTGGACTAGTGGACTTCGATGACACCGGAGCGGAAGACCTCGCAGAGTTGAAGCGGACCTATACCGATCAACTCGCACAGGACAATCCCGTATGGGGAACGGACTTCTTCACTACGAATCAGCGCAAGGTACCTGACTTCATTGCAGCCACGAGAGAGATCATTCAAGATAAGCGACTGATCGGCGATCCCAATAGGCAGGACCTTCACGGCCTCGCCAGTTACGTGGAGATGCGAGACGAGTTCATTGATGAACTCAAGAAGCGCAAGGACCAGGGCGGCTCTGCCGACATCACGGCTCAAAGCAATGCGGATCTCTACCTTGAGTGGAAGCACAGCGTTGGTCAATTGAGCGAATCCAACACTCAGTTCTCCACAATCTATCAGCGTTACCTTGAAAGGGATGGTCTTCAGGAGGCAGCTTTCCGGAATGACGCTCCCCTTGTCATTCCGAGTGATGTGAGAATCTAATGGCATACGATCCATACTGGGGGAATCAGAACCCCGAAGGAACAAAGACTCTTCAGCAGATCCAGGAAGAGCGAAAGACACCTCAACCCGATCCGGGAAACTTCCGACTCCCATCCTCTTTCGTAGGCGTTACCTCTCCGCCACCTACAGCACCACCAGGAGAACAACCGGCCAACGCCAATGATCCAACCAATCCAGTGGGAATCGACGGCATCCCCTATGGCCTCAATCCGAATCCTCAAGCCGCTCAGCTCGAATCGGCAGCAGGTCAGGCACTTCCCGGATTGGGTTCTGTCACTCCCTCGGGAGTGCCGCAGTCAACGATGGTGCCCGGATTGGGTGGTCCAGCGAAGACTCTTCCTGTCGATCTTCCGCCGAACTTGGCCATTCAGTTCAAGGACAATGCGGCTGCGCAGGGCGCTCTCATTGGGAGCCCCTATCAGGATCTCGGAAAACTCAAGGTCTGGTCTGGTGGCAAGGCCATCAAGGACATTCCCTATGGTGGTTCGCTTGCCAGCGACAAGGCCGCAGCAGCGGGAACCAATCAATATGGCGGGATCGCAACAGAGACAGATGCCACCAGTGGCAATGTCAATCCCATTGGTGACTCCGTCACCGGTGCCCAGTACATGGATAAGTGGTTCAACATGTCTCAGAAGGAACGAGACAAGTTGATGCAGAAGTTCGTCAAGGCTGGAATCCTCACGCCCGAGCAGGCGACCTCTAACGCATTGGGCAATGACTCTGATTCGTTTGGTCAGAGGGTATGGGCGAGTCTCATCCAGAACGCCGCATTGCAGTGGTCCACGAGTGGCACGCGCATCACTCCTGAGGGAGTGCTAGACAATGCACTGGCTAAGGGAACGTCTGCGGTGCAGACCCATAAGACCGACGTCGCCAAAGCATTCAACATCTCTGATGGGATGACCGCTAATAAGGCTCTCTCTGGGATGCTCACTGAGAGGCTTGGTCGTCTGCCCACCAAGGCAGAGAAGGCCGCTTTCCTCTCGGCATTGAATGCCTATGAGCGATCCAATCCAACCGTGCGCACTACCACAACGAACGTCATCACTGGTGATTCGACGTCAACCACTAAGGGCGGTGCGGATTCGGCTGGATTCACTGACGAATACGCCAGGGAACACAACAAGAAGGAGTACGGAGCTGTTCAAGGAGCAACGACGTACTACAAGGCATTCATGGATCTTATCGGTGCCTAATTGGGACGACGAGCAGATGTCTAATGCTCGGATGATCCTGGCTGTTGGTCGAGAGATGAAGATGTCCGGCAATGAGATCCTGTCTGGCCTCATGGCCGCAATGCAGGAATCCTCTCTGAGGAATCTCAACTATGGGGACCGTGATTCGATTGGCCTCTTTCAGCAGAGGCCATCACAGGGTTGGGGAACCTATACCCAGATCATGGATCCTCTCTATGCGACTAGGAAGTATTTCACCACCCTCAGAGGGGTGAAGACACGCAAGGGGATGTCTCCGACCGTGATGGCTCAAGCTGTCCAACGGAGTGGATTCCCGGATGCGTATGCCAAGTGGCAGAAGGATGCACAGGAGTTCATCGGTACTTCCAAGCAGGTTCCCGAACTTCCATTCCCATTGAGCACTCCCAATGTCCCGATTGAGGATCGCTACACCGGGCCGGTTGACCTGATCGGAGATTCACAGGCTGCCCCTGGAGGGCTCTCAGATGGCTCAGGAGACTTTCCCGGAGCTGCTCCGGCAGTAGACCTCATTGGAAACGCTGGTGTCCCTGGGGACACCTCACAGGCTCCTGTAATGGCCGACAGTGGATTCGCTGCCTTGGAAAAGCTCTTCGCCAGTCGTGGCCCTTCGAAGTTCGAAGGAGAGGGCGAAACCACTGGATTGCGTTCATCGATCATCAGTGGATTGAAGACCGCAATCGGAACACCATACGTATGGGGTGGCGAGAGCCCTGGTGGATTCGATTGCTCTGGACTCATTCAGTACTTCTACTCACGAGCAGGAGTGAAGGGAGTTCCTCGCACCACTTACCAGATGTTCACTTCTGGAATGGGAACCGCTGTCAATGGAGTGAAGGGCCTCACCCCTGGTGATTGGGTATTCGGCAGTCCCGAGAGGGCCGCCAATGGTCAAGTGCAATATGGGCACGTCGCCATCTGGCTCGGGAATGGAATGATCCTTGAGGCACCTAGGACAGGACTCAATGTCAGGATTAGGAAGCTGAGTGACCAAGAGATGAGAGACAAGGTCGGATATCACTTGAGGCTTGGGGGTGACAAGTAATGGCAGTCGTTGACAAGGACAAAGACAAGCAACTCACTGACGCAGCGGACGACGTAGTAAAGAAGAAGAAGAAGAAGCACACCAAGGAACAAGAGGACCAAGCGGCAACCGACTTCGGTTGGTCAGTGTCGTTCTTCAAGTCAATCCCCGAACTGTGGAAGAAGTTCTCTCAGGCAATCGATGAGGGATGGACTGCTCAGCGCTTTCAGGCTGAGATCCAAAACACCAAGTGGTATCGCAATAACAGTGACTCGGTGAAGAGGACCGTTGCTCTCCAGAAGACCAAGCCTGGCGAGTACAAGGCATTGCTCTCACAGACACTCGCAACCGTTAAGGATGCTGCCGGTCGAATGGGTGCTGTCATGTCTGACAAGCAACTCAAGGCCGTTGCCACTCACTACTTGTGGGGTGGTTGGAATGAATCCCAGCTACGTGACTCACTCGCCAACTACATCGCTCAGGTTGGAAAGACCGGCTATGACGGAGAAGCCGGAGCAGCAGAGGATGACCTACGCGAATACGCATACAAGATGGGCACTCGCGTAGGAGACAAACAACTCAAGTCATGGCTTGGAAACATTCTCAGAGGCAATCGTACGGTCGATGCATACAAGAACTGGATTCAGGGCGAATCCCTGAAGATGTTCCCTCAGATGGCCGACCAGATCAAGGGCGGTCAGACCGTCTATGACCTTGCCTCTCCTTACGTTCAGTCGATGTCTTCCATCCTTGAACTCTCTCCGGCAAGCATTGACCTCTTTGACCCGACCATTCGTAGGGCGATGTCCTCCCAGGATCCGAATGCCCCTGGATCGATGATGCCTCTCTACCAGTACGAGACAATGCTTCGCAACGATCCCCGGTGGATGAAGACGAACAACGCTCGTACTCAGATCAATCAGATTGGGCTTAATGTTCTCAAAGACTTCGGGTTTCAAGCCTAATGGGTAGGGTTCCCGAGTCTGGTGGGGCGAATACCAATGCCTACGGCGACAAGCTTGATCCCAAGCAAGTAGCGGCATTGAATCGCTGGTACAAGTCGGTAGTCGATAAAGAGAACAAGCTATTCGCTCAGAAGAAGAAGACCGTCAACTACCGGCAGTTGCTCACACTCACTGCGATGCATCAGGCAACCCTTGCATCGTTCGCCAAGCAACTCGCTTCTAATCGTTCCTCTCCCCGAACGCTCAATGCCTGGTATCAGAAGAATGCCGGTGCCTATGGCCCTCCTGTTGATCCAACGAAACCAGCTGCACAGCAAGCGGACGGCGATGACGACGACGATGCAGCAGAAGCCGCAGCGCAGGATGCACTCAATCGGAATGCTGCCGACTACCTCAAGAAGCTCTTTGCCCAATACGGATTGACCGGATTGGATGACGAGATCCTCAAGCTAGTCAAGGGTGGGATCACCGATCCCGCATCAGTGACATTGATGCTCTCCGATACCGAGCAATACAAGAAGCGCTTTGCGGCCAATGAGGCACGCAAGGCAAAGGGTTGGAAGGTCTACTCTCCTGCGGAGTACCTAGACCTTGAAGAGCAGTTCAGAAAGATCATGGTCTTCAATGGTCTACCCACTGGATTCTATGATCAGAACTCTGATTTTGAGCAGTGGATCGCAGGAGATATTTCCCCTGATGAGATCAACGATCGCATTGGCATCGCAAACGATGCGGTATTGAGGAAGGATCCCCAATACCTAGACGCACTTCAGAAGATGGGTCTCAATACCGGTGACATGGTCGCCGCCGCTCTTGACCTCAAGAGGGCTTTCCCAATCTTGAAGAAGATGACAATGTCCGCACAGATCGGAGCGGAGGCAAACCGCTTCGGAGTTGAATGGTCTGTCGATCGAGCGAACTACCTTCAGGGTATTGGAGTCACCCAAGACGATGCACGTCAAGGATACGGCATTGTTGCCGGATCGCTTGGAACAGCAAAGGAATTGGGTCAACGGTATGGAGAGCAGTACACGCAGACCGATCTAGAGCAAGACTTCCTAGTGGAGAAGGGTCAAGGACCCGCATCAGCAAAGCGGAGACGACTCGCAGGAAGAGAACAGAGCACATTCACCGGATCCACTGGAGTCACCAAACAATCGTTCGCCAATAAGAACCGTGGCGAATACTGAGACGCACCCCCTGTGCGAGGGGAAGAACACGAACCGGACTACGTGCGATGAAGGCCGGTTACTGCACTCTCTGAAGTGGTCGCACACATCGCTTCGCAGATTTCAACCTATGGCTAGGGAGAGTGGCCATAGCGCTCTTGAGGGAACCACTTCAAAAGGTTCTCTCCATCGTGAGGGTAAGCCAAATGGAAGAGCTATCGCTATTTAATGCGACGGTCATGAGGGTTCGATTCCCTCTCCTTGCGCTCCTGAATCAGACAGACCGGCCCATGATTCAGCGTATCTAAGTCCGGTAGTAGAAGCCTTCAAAGGATCCCCGATCTTTGAAGTGGTCTACGTCCATCCAATAGATAAAGGGAGAATGCATGTCCAACCAGTGGGATGACACTGATGATGAGTTCGAGTATGACGACCAGACCGGGAATGATCCCGGCAATCTCGTCAAGACGCTCCGCAAGCAGTTGAAGACAGAGGCAGCAGAGAAGAAGGCTCTCAATGAGCAGCTTTCCAAGCTGTCCAGTCAGGTGCGTGAATCAACCATCGGAAGCATTGTGAAGTCCCGTGGTCTACCGGACAAGGTTGCCCGCATCATCCCGAAGGACATCGATCCTTCGGAGGAAGAGGTAACGAAGTGGCTTGATGAATACGGTGACGTATTCGGAATGCCTAAGGAAGAGTCGAATGCAGAAAAGACTGCTGAGCTTACCGATAATCAGGCTGCAATGCAGCAGATGAATCGTGTAGCCAGCACAGGCACCGCGCCAGGCGGAAACGCACAAGAGACTCTTGCGGCATTGAATAGCCCTGAACTCACTGAAGACCAGCTCATCAAGATGATTGAGAAGGGTGGAGTCTTCTAAACGTTGAATCAATCCCTAAGGATGGAATATGGCATTTACCGATACTAGTGGTGGTTCACTCGGAACCTCGCTAGTCCGTACAGCGTACGATCGATTCGTCGCTTTCAAGCTCCGTGCAATGCCACTGGTGAGAGATCTCAGTGACACTCGTCCAGTGGAACAGCCCCATCCGGGCGCTTCCATTGTGTTCCAGCTCTACAATGACCTCACTGCGGTAACCACTCCGCTCACTGAGACGACTGACCCTGATGCGGTTGCAGTGCCTAGCACTACTTCGGTCACTGTCACTCTCCAGGAATACGGCAACCCTGTGCTTGTCACTCGGAAGCTTGAGCTTGTGGCACTCTCTGATGTCGATGCCGGGATCGTCGATCTTGTTGCATGGAACATGAGGGATTCCATTGATGCCACTGTCATGCCGACCGTGGTTGGTGGAACGAACGTCGCATACGTCAACTCTGCTGCGATCACGTCTAACCTCCGTGATCCTGCCAGCGGTTCGCGTGTCACTGTCGCATCTACGGACTCGTTCCGTTCCGCATTGGCGCGATTCGCTGTGGCGAAGCTTCGCACCAATAAGGCCATTCCCCGGCAGGGTGAGCACTATGGGATCTTTTTGCATCCCGACTGCTCGCATGACCTGAGGGCTGAGACTGGCGCGGCCAACTGGCGAGACCCCCACAACTACAGTGGTGCGGAATCGATCTGGAATGCCGACATTGGTGTGTACGAGGGCGCTTACTATGTTGAGTCTCCTCGCATGCCCATTCTCGCCGGTGCTGGTGTTGGTGGCACGGTGAACGTCTACCAGTCCATTGCATTCGGCAAGCAGTTCCTTGCGGAAGCGGTCGGAGAAGAGCCGATGCTGATTCTGGGCAACATCACTGACAAGCTGATGCGCTTCCGGCCGATTGGCTGGAGGACTCTCATTGGTTGGTCCCGTTACCGGGAAGAGGCCCTCATTCGCCTTGAGTGCGCGTCGTCCATCCAGTAAGGACGATTGAAGAGAGGGGATGCTGCGATGCATCCCCTCTTTCTATTGGAGGACCATGTCAAGCGTACTGATATTGCCAACGGTTGATGAGACACCAGTCGATCTCTATGACTGGTTCCTTAGTCGAGTGTCTCTCGCTCGTGGCATCACGATCATTCAACGAGCCAATCTCACGTTCTATGAGACTCGGTTCCCAGCTCAAACGGAGCTGGAGGAAGCTAACAACTATTGGCTTGGTGGGCATGAATACCCATTGACCGATGCAGAGGTAACCGCATTGACCGATGCGGGCTATGGCGCATACATCAGCGATTACATTCCCCCTGGTGGTTATGGATGGGAAGAGTATGGCGGAGGCGATTATGGATACGGAGGAGATGTCTGAGTGCCAGCACCTACGATAGGTCAAACCGGTTGGGGGGCATTGCTCAATGTATTCCTCGCGGAGATCCAGGCAACGGCAGCAGCCGATGCCGCTCTCAAGCTGGCCATTGCCAGCAACCTGTCAGACCTTGCCAGCGCCAGCACGGCCAGAACGAATCTGGGACTAGGTAACTCTGCCACCAGGGCAGTAGGTACCACTGCGGGTACGGTGGCCGCAGGAGACGACTCAAGGCTCTCTGACACACGTACACCAACCGACAACAGTGTCACTTCGGCGAAGATCGTCAATGGTGCGATCCTCAATGAGGATATCAATGCGTCTGCTGGCATCGTTCTCTCAAAGCTCGCTGTCGATCCATTGGCGAGAGCGAACCATACAGGCACTCAACTCGCAGCCACTGTCAGTGATTTCAATACGGCAGTGGCAACCACGGCAGCATTGAAGGCGAACAACCTTTCCGATTTGGCCAACGCAGGCACAGCCAGGACGAACCTTTCTCTCGGCGGTGCCGCTCTTCTTGCGGTTGGCACTGGTTCCGGTGATGTCGCCGCTGGTGACAGACCGGCGATTGTTCAGGGTCTCGTCACTGCTACTGAATGGACAGCATCAACGGCCTATGCCGTTGGCCAGTTCATCACTCATTACGGTGTCACTTATCGAGTGACCGCAGGATTCACTAGTGGTGGCTCCTTCGCATTGACGAATCTCACGTGCGTCGGCTCTAGCATCACCGGTTCGCCTATCGTCGCCGGTAACTACATGTGGCCTGGTGTCAACTCGGGATCGAACACAAGTAGCACATTGGGTGTTGGGACAATGAGGGCACACCTTTGGTATCTCCCCCATCCGGTTACTCTCACGAGAATCGGTGCCGAGGTCTCTACTGTTGGAGAGGCTGGCAGCAAGGTCCGTCTAGGCATCTATAGCGACAATGGGGAGTTCTCTCCTGATGCTCTCATTGTTGACGCTGGTGTCATCGCTGGTGATTCGGCAACGGTCCAAGAGTTGACCATCAACCAGGCTTTGAATCCTGGCCACTATTGGCTTACCGGCACTGTTCAAGTGGTCACGACCACTCAGCCAACGCTACGCACTGGAAACGTTGGTCAGGTCCCGATCGTCAGCAGCACCATTCCCGGTGCCGCTCAAGGCAATGCGGGACTAGCGATTACCGGAGTCACTGGCGCATTGCCTGGCACTTTCGGCACTCCAACCCAATCCGGAACACCCCCAAAGATTTTCGTCAAGGGATAGGAAGAACATGGCGACAAGCACTAAGAAGAAGCCTCCGAAGAAGAAGACATATTCATTCCCACCGAAGAAGGGCAAGTAAGTGGCAGCACCTACAACGACCGCGACAAGGGTCGCATTCAATACCGGAGCGCCGGACTTCACTGCCGGTGCGGGCATCCTTTTCGATGATGGAATGCTTCTCTATCGTCTCACTAAGAACAGTATCGTCCAGGGCGAGGTAGCCGGGGCCGTTGCTGACATCACCTATCGATTCGGTCGGAACACCGACTATGAGATGAACTATCTCGATGACGCTCCGACTCTCACATCGATCACTCCGGCAACTGATGTCGCCGCTGGTGGCGCTGCATTCACCCTCGTTGGAGTGAACCTTGCTGGTGATGGTTCCACTGCAACCACCGTGGCCATTGGCGGCAACGCCGCTACTTCGCTAGTGATTGCCGATTCCGGCCTATCCATTACTGGTGTGGTCCCTGCCCATGCCGCAGGCACGGTCAACGTCGTAGTGGTGACCACTGGTGGAACTTCCACGATGACCAATGGATTTGTCTACACCGCGTAACTCTGGCCACGTTTGCCATTGCCCTGAAGGTAATCACCCTACCTTCGGGGCGTGCATGCGGTCCAAGAATCTACGAGTCGCCTATTGCCGTTCCTCTATTGGTCAGGACTTCTCTGCTCAGAAGAAATGGGATAGCGACCTGAATCTCTATCGGGATGCACGACGTCAAGGCGTTCAACCCGACTCTACTCGTGAGTTCCAAGTGCGAGGAGCAATGGAACACTCAGAAAGGACGGGAGTCGCCTATGGACGTACAGGGCGAACTTAACCGGCTTGCGCATACCGATGGGCTCGGTGAGTCTATGGCCGCATGCATCTGGGCTGGCATCGCCGTTGGGACACAGCTTCAAGGTGCTCTCAATGTGATTGCCGGAACGACTGGCCTTGCATCGCAGGGCGCTGCGAATGTGATTGCCGGAACCAATGGGCTCGGACTCGATGCCGCGCTCGGAGAGATTCCGACTCCTCCGTGAGTACGTTCGCTGATCTCACTGACAGGGTCATTGAGTCTCTTCAGACGTTCACGGCTGACCAGGATGAACAGACTTGGATCACTGTCGGCATTGATGCCGATGATCTGACATTCACTGTCGATGAACCAAGGTTGATCTCTCAGGGCATTGTGGAGATCGATGATGAACAGCTTTGGGTGAAGAGCGTGGACAACCTGACTGGGATCGTCACTGTCTCCCCGTTCGGGAGAGGCTACCGTTCGTCGGTTGCTGCCACTCACGCATCGGGTTCCCGAATCATCGACTCGCCGATCATGCCTCGCATCACTGTGAAGAACGCTATTCAGCGAGTCATCGACACTGTCTATCCAGACTTGTATGTCATCACGACCACTCGATTCCCGTACGTTGCCGCAAGGCAGACGTACGCAATGCCTGCCACCACCGATCAGATTCACTCGGTTACATGGCAGTCAATTGGCCCTTCTCGGATCTGGTTGCCCATCACTCGATGGCAGTTCGATCCGTTGGCGGATGTGACGACGTTCCCGACTGGGAAGACCATCACCATTTTCCAATGCCCGGTGCCTGGTCGGGAGATGTCCGTCTCCTACATTGGTCCACCTGACAATCTGGTGAATGACAGTGATGATTTCGCTACCGTCACTGGTCTCTCGATCACTGCGGAACAAGCGGTCATCTATGGTGCGTGTGGTCAATTGACTTCGCACATTGATTCCGCTCGTCTCAATCTCGCATCCGTAGAGGCAACTCTTCGATCTCAGCAGGTCCCTGCCGGATCGGCAATGAACCTATCCAAGTATTACTTTGGGCTGTATGACATGTTCATTCAGCAGGAAAGAGAGAGGCTATTGCGTCTATTCCCAACACCACAGCACTATAGGTACATGTAATGGCCACTCGAAAGTATTCGTCTCAAGCAGTTGAGACGACTCTTACCGGGAACATCTCTTCTGGCGCTACCTCTATCGGGGTAGGGTCTGTGACTGGTTGGCCATCGACGTATCCCTACACGATCGTTCTCGACAAGGGTACGAGCAATGAAGAGATCATTGAGGTTACCAACGCAGCGGGTACCACCCTTACGGCCACTCGTGCGGTTGATGGAAGCACGGCCATTGCCCATTCCAATGGTGCGACTGTCGTTCATGCGGTCACTGCGAGGGACCTGAGAGAACCACAGAACCACATCGATGCATCGACCGCTGTCCATGGCATCACTGGTGCAGTGGTGGGAACCACTGACACCCAGACGGTCAGCAATAAGACCATGACCGCGACGTCATTGACGACTCCGATCATTGGCAGTTTCACGAACGCCACTCACGATCATTCGAATGCCGCTGGTGGCGGATTCGTTGCCTATCCTCGGACGAGCATTCGAAGGAATGCGTCGATGACGACCACGAACAACACCGACACAACGGTGACACTGGATACGCCCGAGTATGAGATCGGAGCGGACTGGTGGTCTTCGGGCGCGAACATCACGATCCCATCGGATGGGACTTACCTGGTATCGGCTTACGCCACGTTCCAGAACGCTGGAACGAACGGAGGCATTCGTGTCCTCCAGGTGAAGCGTGTGAGTGATTCAGTGAATATACTTGAAGCCAATGCCACCGGATCGGGTGGTAGCTCTACCGACTGGTTCACTCCGATCGGTTCATACCCGTATGTGGGTACGGCTGGTCAACAGTTTTACGTGAATCTCAAGCAGACGTCTGGATCGACCATCACCATCTTTCAGGTTTCCGTCTCGTTCATTCTGCTAGCTAGGACGTAAATGGCTCACATTGTAGAACCGTTTCAGATCACCATTGGCGGTAGGCCAGAGTCTTCTGTCTCGTCCTACAGTGACCCGTACAACAACTATGACTATGCCCTTGGTGGGGTTCCGTTCTTGAGTGCCATCGACAATGAGCATCCAATGACTCGTTCGTCTGCTGAGTTCAAGAGACAACAGATCGACCAGAGTAATGAGCCTGGCGAGCAGTCTCTTACCGGTTGGTGGTTGCGTTCTCAGTCATCGTTTCACTTCGGATCTGGATTGAAGTATGAAGATCCAGCGATCGATGACACAGCCGCTACACGATTCAATGATTCAGAGGGAATCGATTGCTGGACCGAAGGCCAGGTCACCATGTTGAAGGAGACGAATCTTCTCAAGGCGAGTGGATCAACTGGGATTCAGCGAGTCATGTCCGGCACTCATGCCGGAGTTGACTACTACTTCAGGGTTGACGATGACGAGCTTTACAGGGGTGATGTAGCGGGCTCTGAGACGCTCGTACAGACCACAGCAGAGCCTATCCAGGACTGCACCACCAGCGGACAGTACGTGTACCTCTCGACGTCTCTGAAGATCTACCAGGTACCCATGGATGGTACGGGGGGTGTCGTCAAATGGTCGTGGACCCCAGCGGGTACATCGGTCATTGGATGGAACAAAGAACGAATGATGCTCGGACTGGACAACGCTGTCTATGAGCTGTCGCTTGGTTCTGCGGTTCTTCCCACTGCCTTGTATACGCATCCCGACTCCGCATGGCGTTGGACCGACTTTGATGAAGGTCCAGTAGCGATCTATGCCAGTGGATACAACGGATCTGCATCGAAGATCCTGAAGTTCGCTCTCGACCTGACTGGAGTTCTCCCTGTCTTGCAGGGTGGTGAAGTGGTGGCGGATCTTCCGACCGGTGAATACATCAATGTGATGTTCGGGTATCTTGGCGCATTCCTCACCCTTGGCACGTCCGCAGGCGTGAGGGTCGCTGCTCTTTCCGATACCGGCGCACTTGAGTACGGGCCGTTGATCGAGACTCCCAATCCGGTGCATGCCCTCTGCGCTAAGGGAAGCCACATGCTTGCCGAATACAATGGTGGATTCTCTGATGGTGGCTCTGGGCTTATTCGCATTGAGTTGCAGACCCTATTGCCCAATGGGCTATACGCATTCGCACCAGACCTTCAGACACATGCGGTTGGTTCAATCACATCCGCGTGCCTGTTCGGCAGTTCGCAAAGGATGCTGATGTGTGTCAATGACGTTGGTGTCTACATCGAGTCTGCAACGGATCTAGAGTCAACCGGTTTTCTCCGCACTGCTCGTATTCGCTACAACATGACATGGCCGAAGCTCTTCAAGCAGTTCAGCATTGACGCAACCGTTAATGGCACAATGACCGTTAGTGCCATCGATGCATCAGAGGTTGAGACGGTGATTGCGTCAATGAACATCAACAGTGATTTGCGTGATGATTTCCAGATCAACTATCCGGATTCTCCGCAAGCGTTCATGTCTTTGCGCTTCGCCTTCACGCGGAGCGCGACTGATGCCACCATGGGACCGACGTTCAGGTCTTATCAGTTGAAGTCTCTTCCCGCTGGACCTCGCCCTAGATCCTTCATCATCCCGTTTCTCTGCAATGACAAGGAGACGACCAAGGATGGCAAGAAGATGGGCCATCCGGGCTATGCGGTCGAGCGGCTTGAACTGGTGGAGGCATTGGATTCTGCCGGTCAGGTGGTTCTCTTTGAGGATCTGGTGAATAATCGTTCATGGGTTGTCACCATTGAACAGATCGAGTTCAGGCAGATTGTTCCTCCTGCGAGGAACAGAGAGCAATGGGGCGGGATCCTCACTGTGTCTCTGCGAACGATCGCCTAATGGACTGGAGTAGGAACGCAAGGCTTGTTCTTGCCCATAGAGATGGTGGCCCTACCGATGGGCCATTGACCAAAGCGGTATGGATCGCTTCGGATGATGACCCTACTCAGGTAAGTGCGATCCAAGTAGCAATGAGATGCAACCTGGAGAACTCCGCTCCGCATCTCGTGTATCACCCCATTGATGGGGAGTTCATTCAGATGGTCTCTCTGCACAGGAAAGCCAGTGCATTGGATGAGGCCAAAGACTATGTGCAAGTCCTAGTCGTTTCTCAGGACGCTAACCCATTCACGGAGTTCCCTTGCCCGAATCTACTTCACGTCGTGGCTTCACTCGACTCATTGTCTGTACCTCGCTTGTGGCCTTCTGGGCCGCCAACGAAATACTCAGTCCGTGGTACGCATTCGGAAGCAGGGAACTACGGGGCGAGTCAAGTGATGAACGGAAGAGGGCTTGGTGCCATCGACATAAGGAGATTGACGACTGTATGAGTGAGCCAATGCCGCCCGAAGTGGACGTGCCCGATGCCCATGATGGTGTTTCACAGGATCCATTGGAAGTATCGGAAGATGATGTAGATGGCTAAGGCACTGACTCTTCTCCAAGATGCCGCTTCGCATCTTGGCAGGATCACGGGTAGGCCGAATGCTCCGACTCGATGGTATGCATCGACTCATGGACCAGCCTATGAGACTGCTCCTTGGTGTGACATGTTCGTTTCATGGGTCGCTATGAGATGCGAAGCTTCCGACACGATTGGGAACTTCGCTCTATGCGCCGCTCATGTGAACTGGTTCAAGAGTAACGATCGGTTCGACAAGAAGCCGAAGAAGGGTGACCTAGCATTCTTCGACTGGGACAACGATGGTGTGGCCGATCATGTCGGATTCGTTGAAGTGGTCCACTCGGATGGATCGATCGACTCGCTAGAGGGGAATACTTCTAATCAGTGTAAGCGCAAGCGACGGTATCCATCTGACTTCCTTGGGTTCGGACATCCTGATTACTTTCCTGCTGACGTTGTTGATCGTCCTGATCGCCCGAAGCCTGTAGACGAGATCCTTGCTACTTGTTCCTTTGGGAACAAGGGTAAGCGAGTAGAGAGGATGCAGAAGAGGCTTATCGCTTTCGGCTATCCACTCAGGAAGTATGGTGCCGATGGAATCTTCGGCAATGAAACCCTTGCTGCCGTGAAGGCATTCCAGAAGAGTCGCAAGCTCAAGGTTGATGGAATCGTTGGCCCCAAGACATGGAAGGAACTCCTTGCAGGAACCTAGCATTGGTCGAATCGTTCATTACTCCAGCTATGGGAGTAAGGGCGGTGAGTTCGTGCCCGGTGAATGCCGGGCAGCGATCGTGACTGCCGTTCACGATATGGACCCTTGTCCCGAGGATGGGATCCCGTACATCGGGCTCTGTGTCCTCAACCCGAATGGTGTCTACTTCAATACCTCTCGACATGATCCGGAGAAGAGTGGTGGATCCTGGCATTGGCCAGAGCGGATCGAAACCTAAGAACCCCGAAGCAACAGAGCCCCTAACCGTGATTGGTTAGGGGCTCATTGCTGTTCTACTGGACAGCTCGAAGCCATCGCTTGGGGGCGATGATGTTCGTTGCCGGTGCAGCGATAGGGAGTCTCTCCGGTCCTGCGGGACCGTTGTACTCTTCGAATCCCGGCAGACCATCCCTGAACTCGTCATCGAACCATTCGAGCCCCTTCACTGCCTTACGGTACTTCTCTTCCTCCTTGGTCATCTTGCGGTAACTCTGTTGAATGGTGTCGGCCTTCCGATGGTTGGATCCGGTAGCAGCAAGCCGGATCGCATCGGTATAGCCGTTCTCATCGAACGTATCGACCTGCTTGTTAATCATGTGATGCCTCGCGATGTGGCACCCCTGTCCCTCCTTGTGGATCCCAGCGGCCTTGAGAGCGTCTCTGAACCACACTCCCATTCCTTCCTTGGGCTTCCTCCTGTGGGGCTCGATGTGCCATGGCCTCACTGTGTCGTATCGCACGCTGCCAGTGTGTTTGACGTTGGGGAACACGTACCATTCCCCATGCTGGTCGATGCTTCCAAGCAGCTGCTTGTCGCATTGGGCCTGATACCAAGCCTTGTACGCTCCGAAGATCTGGACCGTTTCGGGATTGAAGTAGTACGTTCCCCGACGAGTGCCCTTCTCGTTCCAAAACCCCATCTTCCAGTTGGGGAGATCGATGTCATTCCATCGGAGTCTTGCGATCTCACCAATCCTCCTCTCAGTGAGGAGGGTAATGAAGATGAGGTAATACTTCATCTCCCCGAACTGCTCAAGGGTAGTGGTGAGCAGATGCTTGATCTGCTCGTCGGTGTACTCGACCCGTTCTTCACGGATCTCGTTGGGCATCTTCCCCTTGATGGGGTTCTTGAACTTGCGGACGACGTTCGTGGGCATGTGCTTGCCCATGAGTTCGTTGTCCAGCATCCAGTCAAAGAACGTTTGAAGCGCGACCTTTGCCTTACCTCGGGACGAGATCAGTCGTTCCGAGTAGTAGGCAATGAAGGTAACGACGTGTTCCCGGTTGACATCTTGGGTAGTGATGTCGTCCTTCATCTTCATGTAGACGTCGTGGCTGACACGGCCATCCTCTTCACGGGCGTTCTTCCCGCATTGGATGCCAAGGATCAGCTTGTGGAACGTCTGAAGAGTGGACCGGTAGGTCGTGACGGTTGATTCACCCCACTCCTTTTCCTCGGTGTTCTCCTTTAGGAAAGCATCGATTGCTTTTCTCAGTTTCATTGGTCTCCCCATACATTGATGTATTCCCGGAGACCATCAGCATCACTCTGCGTATACGGAATCAATGACATTCGTGTTCCATGTCTTGATTCCTTGTTCCAGCAGGAACACGAAACTGCGCTGTGACCTGCGGAAACGTGTTTGGCAAAGTGCCCGATGATCTTGGTTGTCCGTCCTTGACGGTTACTCTTCGTGACGATCCGCCGCTGTGGACTCTTCCAGCGCGGACAGCATTGACGCTAGGGCATCCCGTTCCCTCGTCAGGTAGACGATCGCCTTACGGAGATCTCGTTTCGTTTCCCATGGCAACCTCATGGCGCTTCCCCGTCGTCGTGTCCTTCCTTCAGGATCTTCTGTAGTTGTTCCTCCACGTGTTCATCGGTCATCTCCCTGTCAACGACCTGCTCAATCAGCCCGAAGACTTCCTCAAACAGGGATGCCAACGGGTCATTGGGATCGAACCCTTCCATTGATCCTCCCTATTGCCCCTGTACGGCCCTGAGAGACACGCACAGGGGCTAACGGCCTACGATGGGCACTCTCCCTAGGGATGGATTCCCTAGGGTCTTAGCGACCTTCTCAGAGCTTCGGATTGAACATGATTCCGAGGATCTCTTTCCATGACGTTCCCATGGATCGAAACCAGATGATGCATACGGCGATCGTCGCGAAGACGACGACGCCAACCACTGCGCCGAGCATGGATGACCCCTTCATTGATCTGGATCGAACAGGTTGCGAACTATCTCCCACCATGACATACCGGCATTCCGATCAGGTCTCGTCTCGCATCCCACGATGACGACCATCCAGATAACGATGACGATGACCTCTCGGAACATGGTGAATCCTTTACATGTTGCTCGGGTTTGGCGAAGGAAGAACGTGGGATAGTTCTTTTAGTCAATCAATCACTAGTGGTTCGTCACAATGATCCGCCCCTCAAGGGCGGTAATACACTAGTGATAGATAGACTCTCTCCATTACTGTTGGTTTCCCAAGCCGCCCCGAGCATCGGTAAGGGAACAGCGCCAGATGCGCTGATGGAGAGAGAAAGGCCCTCACTCTACACTCAGGGTGAGGGCCTTTCGCTTGCCATCATTCTCTCGGGCTGGCAATCATGAACTCATGCCACATGTGGCATTTACCGCAATACTCTTCTTCGATGTCCTTGGGATGGTGACTGACCATCCCGCATGACGGGCACGTGATCGATGGTTGATCGTCCATCGCTCAACCCTCACCGCTGTCCGGCGTAAGGTCGATGATGCGAAATCGCATCTCTTGCGCATCGCGCTCGATGGCTCGGACGCGAACCACCGTAGCGTAGTAGTAGATAGAGCCCGAGAGGGATCCACCGAGGACTCCGTACGCGAACCCGGTGAAGCCGCTCATTCATGCATCTCCCTCAATTGCTCCATCATCGCAGGATCGTTGAACACCTTGTCGAAGACGTCGCGGATCAGGTCGGCATCCTCCATCGGGAAAGCCATTCGCATCTGAATGACGCCCTTACAGCTCGGGTCGTCATCGCATCCGCATGCCGTCATCACGACGACATCCCAGCACGGAACACCATCGATCGCCCCGAAGGCGATACCGGTGATCTTCGCTGCGATCGCCTTCATGGCAAGGACGGCTTTCCTATCCGCCTCTGTTCCGTTAAGGATGTGTCCGGGAAGATTGGGCACTTCGATCGGTCGGCTCAGGTCCATGTCATCCCCTCAAGTGCTTGATGTCATCGAGTGACCGATGCATGACGTTCTCTTCCACGCCCTTCTCGACATGATCCCAGAGGATCAACCGAGCTTCGGAAGTCACTCCCTGTTCGGCCATCCCTTGGTCAACCATGATGCCGATCGCGATGACCTTCTTCAGCAGCGCGAGGTAGTCATGGGACATCGCGCGGTATTGGATGTAGAAGTACACACTTCCACCACCACCGACAACGATGGCCACTCCGCTAGCGATGAGACTGATCACTTGCCTCCCTTCCTCTTCTTCTTGCGAGATGCCCTTACACGGGGCTGAGTTGGCCCGTACGGGAACAGCTCTACCGGGTCGGTACTCAGAGGGTCGTACGACAGTACAGAGCCCCTCAATGCCTCTTGGCCCTCCTGAGAGGCATAGGGCGTGTAGGTGAAGATCCTTCTCATGCCCGCTGACCTCTCCGGAGTGAACCACTCATCCCACCACTCCATCGATTGGTGTGATTCGGGATGCATTGACGCATCCAGTAGGTATTGACCCTCTGCCATCGACAGGGGCTCACCCTCCATCTCACACCCATACGGGCAGAGCATCGGATCCGCCACGCCCCACAGTCGGCAGATCATGGGCCGGACTTCATGCCCCTTGCACTTGCCGGTGTTCCGGTCGAGAGCAGGGCAGGCGTATCGATCCGGTTGGTTCCGATGGTCGTGAAGCATCCTCTCTGACGAGGGGATGCGAAGCCCTCTCTCCTTCAGCCGTGCTAGTTCGTGCTCTCCCATCTGGATGGGACCACAGGAGTCATAGCACAGACCCTTGCACTTGATGGCTGGCACTTGGGCATACAGACCTTCAAGCCAAGCATCTTTCTCTTTGCGATTCATCGGCCCTCTTGCATGGTTGGGATGATCACCCTCGGGGATAGATCGATCATGATTCAGATCGGAGAGGTACCAGGGCGCTTCTCATTCTCCGCACTGGAGAGGTTCCTTCGATGCGAGAAGCAATGGGAGCTCTCATACCTTCATGTCCTTCCGAGGGGGAGTGGATGGGCCTCCGTTGGAGGATCATCCGTACATCTCGGGACAGAGCGCTATGACCTGTGGAGGCATCACCGTGTGTCCGTCCTGTGAGTTCGCAGGCAAATGCATCATCGGAATCCAGCCACGACCACGACACAGGCGGATCGACTGGTGTCCATCGTGCCTAGAGATCGTGCCTAGGCACCTCTCTCAACTCGACTATGAGGAAGAGGAGCTGATTGAGGATGAAGCCTACTATCCCTATCACTGAGTGGCTCGGAGCGGAAGAGGAGTTCTCTCGCGCATTCCAGGAGAAGATCAGCGAGGAACAGGAGAAGAACGGGAACAATCCCTCAACCTGGAAACATTCGGGCAGACGATCCGCTAAGTACCCGGACAAGGAGGGACGGGGATACTGGGACGAGAACGGACCTGGGCACATAGAGCGATGGATCGCCTGGCGAGACGCCAATCCCCATCACTCCATTTGGGAGGCTCCTGACGGACAGCTTGGGATTGAACTGAATCTCATGGTCATGTTCGGAGGCGTGAAGGTCAAGACGATCATCGATCGCGTGATGAACGTCGGTAACGAGCTTGCGATCGTTGACGTGAAGTCCGGAGCGCACAAGCCCTCTTCCCTTCTCCAGTTGGGTGTCTACGCATGCGCCGTTGAAATCGAATACGGCGTCCGTCCTGGGCTCGGGACCTACTACATGACCAGGAAAGGCGAAGTGACCGGCTTTGAGAGCCTTGATCACCTGTCGATCCCTTTCGTCACTCATCTCTTCGAGTCCTTTGCGGAGAGAGCCAACGCAGGGAAGTACCTTCCCATGCCCGGTGATCACTGCGTCTTCTGTGACGGGCGCAATGCGTGCGCCCTCATGAACGGTCGCGATGCTCGAAGTCACGATGTCCTTTCCATCCTCAAGTGAAGGAGTGCTCTTTGTCCGAACACCCAATCATTCAAGTCTCCACATCCCTACGGGGTGAAGGTCAAGTAGTAGGAAGGTTCTCGTCAGAAGACGACATCATGGCCGCTGACGTCCTACTTGATGCCCTTCATCGAGCATCTATCGTCGGCAAGATGAAATCAATCGCAGAGTCAATGAAAGACAACCCCAGTGGGGTTGAACTGATCCAGAGAGAGCTAGGTGGAGTAGTTGTCGAGAATCATTCAACGCCTCAGGCATATACGCCAGTGGCTACGCCAGTACCAACAGGGCCGCAGGGATCGTGCAATCAAGGAACTCGTGGACCACATGCAATGGCTTGCAAGCATTGCGGGGGTCCAATCGGCGAACGCAAGCAGTTGGGTAACTTCACGGGCCATCAGTGCCTAGTGAATAACTCGCAGTGCAAGCCCACTTGGTGTAACTAAGTGTTTCCCCTCTTCCGATCGCTCGATCAAGGAGCGGAAGCCGGTGAGTCATTGCCGGTTGTATGGAAGACGCTTCACAATGCAGGCATTGACATCTTCAGAGGAGACGTCACCATGGTTGCCGGTCCACCAGGATGCGGTAAGTCGATGCTCGCTTTGCAGCATGCCATCAAGAGCAAGGTTCCAGTGCTCTACATCATGATGGACATGGGGCGTTACCTGACTGCCGTTCGAGTGGCAGCCATGGTTACAGGGGAACCGATCACCAAACTCAAAGAAGCGATGAGTGAGATCCCTGTACGTGACAAGTACAGGGGTATCATTGCCTCTCACATAGACAATCTCTACATCGCCTATGCCTCTCGTCCTTCGCCCGATCAGGTGAAGGAACTTGAGTTGGCATTCGAAGAGGTATGGGGATGCCCTCCCTATGCCATCTATGTGGACAACATGATGAACCTGTACTCAGGTTCAGAGAATGAATGGACTGGGCTCCGTGAACTCTCTCATGTGTTCCACTTCTTCGCTCAAGACCTGGGATCCGCAGTGGTGGAGCTTCACCATGTGAACCTTGGCGGATACAACATCAACAACCCTGCTCCATTGCATGCCATCAAGGGACAGATCACGGAGCTACCGGCATTGATCCTCACTGTCGCGAAAGCCGATCGCCGGATGCATGTGTGTCCGGTGAAGAACAGGCATGGGCAATCGGATTACTCGGGAGGCAAGTTCGTGACGCTGGACTTCCAAGAGGAGTGTGGGCGAATCACTGACATCGTTCATACGCCTATCCCCGTTCCGGCTCACGTGCCGGATTGGATGTACCAGGTAGCTGATGCCTGATGTGCCAAATCGATTGTTTCGGCTGTCAGATCTGCATCGAGTACACGCTTGAAGACCAATACGGCCCGGAGTGGTGGGATGCCATTGAAGATGCTGGGGAAGAGGGTCCACGAAAAGACATGGTGCAACTGTTGCAAGTCGAAGAGATCAATCAAACGTCGCGAGGATCGCGAGTGGCGGAAGGAACAGATCCAGAGTGAGTAAGACGATCCGATGCAAGTGCGGTCGAAGACTGACCGTGAACCATCGCAGCCACAAGCCCGCATGCACATGCGGAAGGGTCATCCCAGCGGTTGACCTCACCGCCCTATGGGCGTCCACCTATGACGCATCCAGTTATGACAGTGGATGCGACTCCGGAGGATCATTCGATGGTGGGTCGTGCTCCGCATGAAGAAGTTCAACGGAGGAAACGTCTGCTTCATCTGTGATGGATGCAGAGTCATCACTGGCTATGAGTCTCTCGGAGCAAAGGATGAACCATGCTCCGAATGCAAGGGCAAAGGACCATTCAAGTCCACGATCGACAGGGTTCGAGCGATGTTCCGTGGGGATCAATAGAGCATGGATCCCAACGACCTAAAGCGCTACTTCGAGAAGTGGAAAGAGACTCTCGATTTCGCTTACGAGTACTTCACCAAACAGTCTGAGAGCTACGCAGCTCAGCACATCAAT